TTCTTCTTTCATAAAAAAAACTGTGTTAGCAAAGTTAATACTTTATTCCTTGCTGACACAGTTTAATTTACATCCTCGGCTGGGGGCTTCTTCCCCCTCTCTTTTATAGTTATTTTCTTATGTCATTTTTTAGGTGGTAAAAATTCTGTTTTGCAGCCAAACACATAGCATAGCGTTCTTTATGATATAGCATTTCACAAATGATCCAATCTGAACCATTTGGAATATCATCTACAATTCTATATACACCTTCATTATCACATCTTAAAGTAGAAAGTCTATATTGAAAAATATCTTGATGTCCAGAGACAGCCCAAGGAATATTCGCAATCTCAAATTGCTCATGAAAAACCTTTACCCAATACAGCAACTTAGAATCCTTTTCATCACCATCCGCAATTACTTGAATTTCATAATCTTTAGATAATGGGCTTTTATACTTATTATAAAAAAGTCCTTTAAAATGTTTCTTATGAATTTCAGCTAAACTATCAAGGTTAAACTCTATACCTAATCCTCCATCCGAAGGTATTAGTCTTTTCCAAAAGTCTTTTACCCTAGTAATGTTCCTTACAGCTTTAGCTGTCAATTCTAATTGTGCTTCATCATTATCATTTGTTATACCAATAAAATCTCTTAATTCTTGATCGATCTTTGCATATTCATGGTTACATTTATAACATCCAGGAACCGTTATTCGATTAATTTTATATTCTGGAGAATACCCAGCATACAACGCTTGCATTGGTATATGTTCTACTGTTTCCTTATTATCATCAGTAAACTCACAACCACAATTATAACACCTCTTTGAAGATTTTATCTGTTCTGCCATAATTAGTATAGTTTAATATTAATACCCAAATGTAATCATTATTTTAATCCTAACAAAATCTCTCCATTTTTACAGACAGAACGACTGAAAACCTAAAACACTAAACCAATATCAAACTACGATCTTCTCTTTTGTAACAACCATCTTACTACATAGCCGATACCAATCACGGCCAGTCCGGATAACAAGCCTATCGCCCACCCTCCTACCTCGATCTTTATTTTCTCCCAACGGGATAGCTCTTTTTCCACAAAGACTGGAACCTCCACTTTACGATCCACGTAGATCTCTTTCGAAGGCAGAAATAATGTATCCCTAGGAACTCTCATGTTGGCAATCACGTTACCGAGACTATCCAAGGCGAACATGAGCTCTACGTTCTTAGTGTTGGCCATGTCCAGCCAACGAAGGACTACCTTACCGTTCTCATCGCATTCCATCAACGCACGGATGGAGGCGCTATCGGCTGGCATTGGGTAAGGTACCAACTTATCTATGTAGATCGAGTCGGTACGGTTCTCGATAGCGACAGGTTGAATCTTGGTTCGACACCCAAACAGGGAGAGGATACCTACCATTATTAATACAATGCATCTAGGTTTCATTATTATAAAAATTTGATTGTACCCGTATTTGGATGCCGCCCGGATACGAAAAAGGCGACTAAACCATGATGATGGGATAGCCGCCAAACTCTCCAATAAAATGTAAAGTTATATGCTATTTAGGAGGGTTCTTTTTTCTTAGACTCCTTAAATCCTTATCCAATTCTTTTATACTATTCAAATATTCTTGCTCCTTTTGAGCCTCTTTATATAAAGCATACTCGTTCTTTGCCTTTTTCTTAGCCAGTTCTTTTGATATTTTACCTAAATCAGTCAAGATGCTCTTACGGTTCATCGTTAAGATAATATTAAGGTTGTCTTCCCAATCTTTCATCCTCATCGGTATATGGTTGATAGCTTGGGCCTCTGCGAAAGATAGGTATTGCTCGACTATTAATTTCAAGTTGTCAAGCTCATCTTTCGTTAAGTAGTTCTTACCGATATTAATATCTGAAGACTTAACAATACCTTCTTTCTCCGTAGAGGTAAGTCCCATCATCGGTAACTTTGCGTTCGCCCTATAATAAATCAATTCCGCTGCTGTTTTTCCACTTACCGCCCAAAGAAGCTTGTTTTGTACGGACGCAAAGAAATCAAGTGTTGTCTGGTCATTTTTATCGTAGTCTATACTTAACATATAGATATCCTTGATTTGCTGGTAAAACACTCTTTCGGATATACGTATCGACCGAATTCGATCTAACAGTTCCTTGAAATAAGTCAACGACTGGCCTTTTATGAATCTATTATCATCAAGAACATAACCTTTTACCAAATATTCACGAAGTGTTTTTGTAGCCCAAATACGAAACTGGGTCGCACGTTTACTGTTAACTCTGTAACCGACGGCTATGACCATATCAAGATTGTAGAACGTCACTTCCTTCGTTTGAGTTTTCCCGTCAATAGCTCCATGCTCAGTGGTTATTGCATTTTTTGCAACAACCACTTTTTCTTCAAGCTCACCATCTTCAAAGATATTTTTAATATGCCTGCTTATTGTCGATACACTAACATCAAACAATTCGGACATTCCTTTTTGAGTCATCCAAATAGTTTCGTTAATGGCATCTATTTGCACTTTCACATCACCACTATCTGTATTAAAGATGACTATTTCACCTAAGTTTTTATTTTCTTCCATAACATATAACTTTCACATCACAAATGTAAAAATTATTTGTTATTGGCTATCCCATCCTGTCAAAGAACTCATTGTTAAAACCCTAATTCATCGGATATCATAACAAGCTCCACCCCGTTATCACATCCGACATATCAGCCTCTCTCCCATTCTCCACCTTGCTCATCCCGGCCACAATCCGGATCATTTGCTCACGATCATTTACATTGATCGGATCATCGGCAGGGATACCGGCATAATCAGATACGGCCTTGATATAGGCATCTGTATTATTCTCGTTTTCCGGGGCCCAGCGGCTGATCATCTTACGGATCGTATCCAGCTTATAGTTCCGGTAATAGTTAGACAGGATCTTGAAGATCGCCCTATACCCGTATGCCATCGATTTAAATTGCTTGAACTCTTTGTCTGAGCTTGTCTTCTCTCCTTGGAAGACATCGCTATTCTTTCTGATGTTCCCGGGGTTGTTGTTTCTCAACCCTCTGGGCAGACTACTATTTCTCATTTTCCACTCTCCTTATTTATATAATCAACAACCGCTTTCGCTATCTCCTCCGGATCAGTCCGGTGCTTGGCGATCTCTCCGGCCAGCATCAACACTTGCTGGTAATCGCTTCTTACCTTGTCCTCGGCTTTCTCGAAGATGCTTTTTACCTCGATACAGCCCAGCCCTATCGCGCCGATCAATGTTATGACAGGGAAGATCGGGATATGATAGCCGTAGTAGCCATCAAGGTACCAAACACCTCCCATCTGCATGCAGTCAACTACAGTCAACGCTATGAGCAGGTTGTAATACCTCGCCAACTTGTCAACCGTCCGCTTGAAACCGTAGCTCGATCTCACCTCACCCCTTCGCTTTGCCTTCCTCACGCCGCTCCACAGATCAGCGCCTACGACCATGAACACCAGCATGTACAGCCCGAATACTATCCACGCAACGATAAAAACTTCCTCAAATCCTTTCATCTCGTTTTCTTTTAATATATACGGGGGCTTTCATTTGCCCGCCCCCGATAAAGGCCTATAATATTTTCTATCTGTTCTCCAACTCTTCCACCCTCTTCTCCAGCGTCTTGATCTTGGCGTGTAGCTCCTTGATCCCGTTGATCCCAAATGCGGTCAACATCTGGATATAATCCACGCCGTAATAGGAATCCCCGTTATCCGGTGTTATGAGTTGTACCGCCTCCGGAAGAACCTCTCGGACGGCTTGCGCCGACACGCCGATGCGAGGGATCTTGTCCTCGTCCTCCTTCATCGTGTAGTAGAAGGCGGATATACCCTCCAGCTTCTCCAGCACGCCCGGGATATCGAAGAAGACGTTCTTCAGGCGGATATCGGACGAGGTCAAGCCTTGGTAATTGGTGATATACACATGGGCCGTGCTCGCAGCGTCCTTGTTGATATACAGGTTGGCTATATTCCCGGGACTGTTCCATCCATAGATACCGTTGCCGTTATCGATCCGTACCCCCAGAAACGGATACCTCCCGCCCGGGGCGTTAAACACGACCCCGTTGCCTTCTTTATATAATATTTTGGAGACATCCAAACTGGACGCATTGACAGAGTCACAAGACAACATCCCCTCGATATATACCTTGTCTGAGAATCGGGCGGCCCATCCATCCGTGTAGCCTATCGACGCCGCCCCGCTGACAACAAGAATAGCGTCGTTGATGCCGACCAACGCATTCCCTCCCCATACGAAATTCCCGATCTTGACGATATTGGAGGTGATGCTTTCCACGTCGATCTCCGAGGCCGCTATCTTCCGTGCCATCAGCAAATCGGTCGCCACGCTGGAGAAGTTCGCCCCGAAGGTGTCCCAATAGGCGGTATTGGTTGGATGTTTTCCCTTGAAGGCAGGCTCGTTGTCATCCACCTTCGCCACATAATACGTGCGTGTGCCATCGCTATTCTTGATCGATACGATATCGGTAATCTTGGAGCTGGCGTTATAGGTAGCGCTTGAGTCGTAATCGCCACGGTAGGTGCAGCGGGGGCCACGGTCGCCACGGGGACCGGGATCGCCGTCTTTCCCGTCCTCGCCATCCGTGCCGTCTATCCCGTCCCTTCCCGGTTTGCCTTCCTCCCCCTTGATCTTGGATACGCTCCACGCGCTCCATACCCCGTTTCTCTTGGTGCTGGTGGCCATCCAGATCGTGTCCGTACCTTGGGTGTCGCTCCACTGGGCATTGGTATTAGGATGACCGTTCGGGGCCGACGGGCTCGCCACGGATGAGAACTCCACGTCGAAATCGGCCGTGTCCGTCATTTGCCTCGGGGTCGTCCACGCCGCTTGCTGTGGATCCTTCCCGTCCGACGAGAAGATCCGGGTGGAGGCCCACAGGATAGCCTCACCGGACGGGATCCCGTCGCTCCATCCCTCCGTGGTCGGTAACGGGGAGGCGTACGAGCCGCCAACGGGGACGGCGGGCGTGGCGTTCGTGCGGATGAACACCGTGCTCTTGAAGCTGTTCGAGCCTTTCGCCACGAGTCTCTTCCAGTACCTCGTGTTATCGGGGGAGATCCCGGGCGTGGTCTGGGATATACACTTATACACGTTGCCATCGTAAGATACCTTGTCGCCGGGGTAATAGACGGGCTTGTCGGAGTAAGCGCCCCGGTCCACCTCCGGATAGTCGATCTCGCCGGAGGGCGATTGGTAGACACTGCCTTTCAGCACGAGACCGTCTCGCTGGTCGTATGAGAGGAAGGCGTTGTCATCGCCGATCCGGAACGCCTTGGAGAGCATGTCCCAATACTGCGTGCCGTCCGTGTTGATGATCTTGTTCAGACGCATCCAGCCCGGACCGATCTCGCTGAAGCCGTAAAGCGTGGAGAAACTACGCTGGCCATCCACCTCGGTGCTCAAGGCCCCGCAAAGGAGGTTGTAATACGAGCCGTCGTCCAAGTCCCTCGGCTCCTCGCTGAGAAGGAAAGAGCCGGACGATCCCGACTTGGCGCAGCGGGCGTACAGGTACATGGCCTCCGTGTCATCCCCCAGATAGGGAGACATATAGGCCGCCATGTTCCAGTACTTATACTCGGTCACCTTGTGGGAGGGGGCGAGAGAGTCTATACCCAACGTCATGTGCTGCAAGATCCCGGAAGGGGTGGCAAGCGTACGTTTCCGCTGGTCATACGTGAAGGCGTGATCCACCTCGGTGACCGTCTGCCCGTCCGCCGTGGGAATACGGTTGACGAAACGGAACTGCAACGACTCATGCCCCACCAATACCGACATGGTGCGAAGCCACGACATCGCCTGGCCCTTGCCGTAATCCTTGAACGCTTTCTCCAGCATTCCTTGCATCTCCACCGCGTCACGCCAACGGCGAAGGGTGAACGATACGGCCTGCTTGTGCCGTGTCTCGTTCGTCACCTCCTCGCTCTCCAGCTTGCCCAGCTCATCGGACAGGAAACCGCCTACCGGCGTATTGGATAGCTCAAGCTCCGGACTGTGGGGCCTATTAATGTGATCCCTCACCCCGGTGATCCGGATCAGGATACCGTCCGGCTGGAACTGGGGATCGCTGAAATCGACATAACCGCCGGGTACCAGCTTGGCGCCGATCGCCAACCAATTCTTCTTGGCCCATATGCCGTCCAGCTCTCCGCTGAACGTGAATTGCCGCTCCTCACGCTCGTAGAGGTAACGAACAGCCTCCCGGAACATGTCCCAGCTCGCCCCTGTCTTGGTGGCGTTGTCGCATACGTAGGCTGTGGGAAGGGATATGTTAAAGACGGCGTACTTGTCTCCCACCTCCGGATACAGGGACGAGTTGGGAAGATCCATGCCGTCCTGCTCAGCCGGTACGATCTCGAACTTACGACCGTCATGTATGTACTTTACGTCGAACTCACGGCCCGCCAGACGGCCTGTCTGGAAAATAACCGTCATGGTCTGACCGGCGATTAGGCAATCCTCGAAATTGAGGTTGGCGGGAACCGATGAGTCATAGAAGTTGTAGAACGTGACATCGTTCCCGTCCGTGTCCTCGCCCGGCTCCGTGTCGGTCTCGCTCACCGTGCCGACCCTGGATGGATATATATCGCTGGCATCGTAGCTGTCCTCATTATAAGAGGAAAGGGGCCTGTCCGCACGAGTGACATACATCCCGTCCTTGTCGGTCTTGTAGCGTCTGCCTTGATAGGAAAGCTCCTGCGACTTGGGGAGCAGCAAGGTCTGGCTGCCATAGGCCGAGTAATCGATATTCCGCTCACCGCCTTGCACGTACAATATCTCCACGGGGAGGTTGTCACCTTGGTTCGCACGACCTACACCCGGAAGGAAACCGTTTCCCTTGCCATAGCTGAGAGCGACCGGGGCATCCTTGAAGTACTCCACCTTGCGCAAGTGAACTGTCTTTCCGACGATCTCGAACTCCGTGTCGAACTCCTCGGCCAAACGCCCCAATACAGCCCAGCATTTCTCATGGTTGAACGACAACAGTTTCTCCGGGGCCTCGATCACCGTGCCGACCGTCCAGCCGGAATCATAGAGATTGAGGTTGTCCACCAGCAGCTCCACGAACATCCTCGGCGTGGCCGTCATGACGAACTTGAGCTTGTACGGCTTGTCGGACAACAGCTTGTACTTATATTTTTTCAGGATCTCCTCGTTGCCGCCGAAGGTGACGGTATAGTCGAATACCCTCGTGCCCTCCTTCTTGAAATCCGAAGGGTACCACAGCGTGTACCTTTCCCACTGGTACTCGATATACGTCCCGGTGGGCAGCTCCACGTGATCCACTAGGGAGTAACGCAGCTCCACCTTCTTCGCTTGCGCTATCGCCCGGTAACGATAGCTGTCATCGTCCACCGGGATGTCAAGCAATACCTCGCCCGTCTTATCATAGATACGCATCTCGAACGGTATTTAAAGGGTGTTCGAGACGCTTTCGGGCATACCCAGCAAGGCACGTACCCTCGCCTTGCAGTCGTTACGGTAACGTTCCAGACAGGCGAACTCGGCCTCAAACTCGGCCTTTCTCTCATTATCCGAGCTCAATTTATTCAGCGTTATCGCCTCTACCCGATCGGCGGAATACTCTCTCCGGATCAATCCGGACACGAGACTGTCATAACTTGCGGAAGTAGCCTCTATCAGCGTACCGCCATCCTCGCACGTGCCGGTATAGGCGTAAGCCACGCGGGGCTCCGGTTCCGGTTCGCCCCCGTGGCCCTCCGAAACGTGGTTCTCCAGGACCTCCTCGTTCAGGTATAGCAGGTAATGGTTGTCATCGTATTTTACGAATGTCTTTCTCTCCGTGTAAATCGCTCTTGTCTCCATATATTTAAATGTTTTTTAGCCGACCCGGGAGGATCGGCCAAGAGCGATCCCTACGGGTCAAGTGAACCTGAAAAATTTCTTACCGAACTTGTTGGTGAGCACCTTTATCACGGTATCCACCGGCAAGTCCTCGTGAGAGAAGTCCGTGAGCGCCTGGTCGATCAAGACGGCGGAACCGGTGAAAGCGTAACGCTCCTCGCCTTTCCATCGGAAACGTATGGCGAGGCACTTCTTTGGCGTGCCGTCCTCGTTTCTCTCGATCTTGCTATCCTCAATCTTATAATCGATCAACTCGATCAGCCTGTCCTCCTCGGGGCCTCTCCGGTCCTCCGGTATTCGGGTATCATAAAGTATATCCTCGAATCTCATTTTCCGGTCGGCCGGGAGATCCTCCCACGGACTTTTTTTATTCCTTATCACCTGTCCCAGTCTTTTCCTTGGTGTTTCCATTCCTAATTTATTTAATAGATTACTCGTATCAGCGTGTTGAATGAAGCCTATACGGGAAGAGGCCCTCTTCCTTATCTCCTCGTCCGGCAAACCCTTCTTTCTCAATCTCGCTATCTGGCGGCAGAGAGCCACCTTGTTACGTTTCCGGACACGGACGTGATCCGGGAAATGCACGTATCCCCCCGTATCGACACCGTCCGTCACGTGCCCGATCTTCCATCTCGGGTTAAGACCGATCCTAAGCTCGTTAGCGTAATAAAGACCGATCCACTCGATGACAAGGTGCAAGAATACGGTGTCCTCATGCAGTATCAGGACATCATCGGCGAGACGGTAGCAGAAATCCAGACGGTTCAGATATCCCTTGAACCTGTCCGAGAGATATTGGATCCCTTTGGATAACTCCTCATAATCATGTTCTGTTTTGGCCGTCGCGATACTTTCCTCGATATATCTTTTCGTGTAGTACTCAACCAAAGCCGGGCATTCCCCGACATGGAAGCACCGCTTCAAATCGTGATCGAAAAGATAAAGATAGACAAGCGAGAAGAACTGCGCCAGCTTCGTGCCGGGGAACATACCGGTATCCCCCTCGACGCTATCGATGATCTCATCAAGCCTTCGCAATAAATGATTATCCTTGATACGTGTCCTGAGCTGGCTTTTCAGTACCGGGTGATTGACGGTCGGATAGAAGTGGTGGATATCGCACAGGAGATAGTCGGTGGTACGTTCCGGATATTTTCTTAAGACCTTCCGGATCATCCTCATGTAGGCGTGGGGACCGCGTCCTCTCACCCCTCCGTAGGTATACGCGGAGAAGGATCTCGTAAAATAATCCTCCACCTCATTGAGCATCGCCCAGTGCTGGACATGATCCGGGAAAGGGAGCATCCCGATAAGACGTTTTTTCGGCTCATGGACGGTCATGAAACGATACGGGGAGGTTACGAACGTCCCGTTTTCAAAAGAGTATAGGAGATCGGAAAGGTTCTTTTCCAAGTCCGCCTCGAACTTTATTATGGCCTTTTTGCCATGCTTGTTCTTGCTGGCATGATCAAAAGCCTTGTAATAGTTTTCTTTCCGGGCTATATCCCCGGAAAAGTCACCTTTTCTCCTCATGGTGTCCCAAGTGTCTTTTAGTGTCCAGTGTCTGCAATCGCCATCAGGTCATGAGCCGTCGGTTTATCAACCTACCGGGACTATACCCTTAGCCTTGATTTTTTGTCCAGTGACAGGGTCTCTCCTCCACTTCTTCTTACTGAATAAATCAGCGGCGTATCCTAGGGGCGACGACCAGTTCACGTTAGCGTTCGAGACCGCATTGTTACCATTGAGGTACGCTAAGCCGGCATTAGCACCGTTGTTCGCATGACCACGACGGAACGGACAGCGAAGGCCGGAACTGGACGTCAGAGAAGACAACCCGCCCAATCAATAGGCGGAACAAAGGTAATATTTAATTTTTCAAGTGCGACCGCCTTACGGCGGGAAAAATAAAACAGGAACGGAAACAACATGTCAAAGAACTAAGATGCGGCACTTACGTGCCTTGGGTGCTCGGGCGCTTCGCACCCTAATGGACACGATGGACACCCGAACACAATGAACGCTAGTACTGCACGGGCACGGGGCTTACGTCCTCTGCAAAATAGCAGAGGGGCGACGACCAGCGCACGCTAGC